ATGATCGAGCTGATATTACAGGAAATAATAACGATAGTGTCTTTAAAGAACGTGTCTACAAAGAGGGGCACCCTGATCAAGAAGGCGATTTACATCACGTAAAGATGTGGAATGCTAGAACAGCAGATGCTAGTAAGTTAGCTTGGTATTTAGAAAAAATTGGACAGACTTCTTTACATTGGAAAAAAATTGTACGAAAAGAGATAGAGCCATTACATTTAGTTGCAAATAAATTTGATGAGTATCGAAAAAAAGGTGCAATAGGCGCAGGAAAACAAAATGCAAGAACAGACATTAAAGGAACGACTAAAGTCAGCTATACAGATATTTCAGGAGACGAAGGATCCTCGGGCAGCGGAAGTAATAGAACATCTAAATAAAATTTTATCAACTTCTAAAGCTCGTAAGAATTTATTACAATATGCTAAGCATATGTATCCTGGATACAAAGATCCAGCTCATATACAACTCATCGCTAAACATTTACAACAATTAGAAGAAGGTAACATTAAACGTCTTGCAGTCTTTATGCCACCAAGGCATGGAAAATCTATGCTATGTTCAGAGTTCTTTCCAGCGTGGTATCTAGGAAATAATCCAAATGAATTTGTAATACAATCGACTTATGCTCAAGAATTAGCAGACGACTTTGGACGTAAGGTTCGAAATCAATTACAATCTCCAGATTTTAATAATGTGTTTCCAAGCGTTGCGTTAAGATCAGATAGTACATCAGCTAAACGTTTTCATACGATGCAAGGTGGAACGTATACAGCAGTCGGTGCAGGTGGAGCTATTACTGGTAGAGGTGCGCATTTATTAATTATTGATGACCCAATTAAAGGTAGAGAAGACGCAGAGTCAGAAGTTCAAAGAAGAAATTTAATTGAGTGGTATAAAGCAGTAGCGTACACACGACTTCAACCTGGTGGTAAAGTTATTATAATTCAAACTCGTTGGCACCAAGACGATTTAGCTGGATACATTTTAAATGAAAGTGGAGAAGACTGGAAAGTTTTAGATTTACCAGCGATAGATAATTCAGGTAATGCTTTATGGCCTGAAGCTTATTCTAAAGAAGACTTGAATAAAATAAAAGCTACAGTAGGTGAACGTGTATGGTCAGCGTTGTATCAACAACGACCATCAAGTGAAGAAGGTAGTATCATTAAAAGAGATTGGTGGAATATTTATGATGGAGATAAGATTCCAACTTTAAGTTATGTAGTTCAATCTTATGATACTGCTTATTCTACTAAAGATACTGCTGACTTTTCAGCTTGTACTACTTGGGGAGTATTTACTGCTAGAGATGAAGAAAACATACCTTACGCTGCAGCTATATTATTAGACGCTTGGAAAGATAGATTAGAATTTCCAGATTTAAGAAAAAAAGCTCAAGATAGTTATTATGAATGGAAACCCGATCAAGTTTTAATTGAGAAAAAAGCTTCAGGCCAATCTTTAATACAAGATTTAAGAAGATCAGGAATACCTGTAATTACTTATTCTCCTGATAGAGATAAAGTTTCTAGAACACATAGTGTATCTTCTATGTTTGAAGGTGGATTAGTGTTTACTCTTGATGAAGAATGGACTAAGAGTGTAATTGAGGAGTCAGCGCAGTTTCCATATGGAAAGCATGATGATATACATGATACATGTGTTCAAGCTTTATTGCGTATAAGGGATGGATTCTTAGTAACACACCCTGATGATCCAGAGGACGAAGATTATGAGACAAGAAAGCAACGTGGCCAAAACAAACATTATTACTCTTGATTCGTTTAGAGTTACGCCTAGAAAACCTTTACCTAAAGAAAAGGAAGAAAGACAAGATGACGAAGTAGTTAATGCTTTTCATGATGCTTGTATCAAAATTACAGAAAAAGTAGATATAAAAGGATATGCTTTAGTAGCATGGGACGAGAAAGGAATTCCTTGTATTTCGTGGTCTTGTGGCCATGTAAAATCGCCTATTAGCGAAATGATGCTTCCTACCTTTACACATTCAGTATTTCAAGGTATATTGAATAAAAAATTAAGTACAACGGAGGACTTGAAAGATGAGTGATGAAACTAAAAAAGCTTTGAAATCTGCTGCAGATAAAGCTGTTAAACGTGAAAGTAAAAAACTTTACCCTGTATCTGATAGTGATTTAAAAGCAATGGCAAATAAATCAGAAGACGATAGTAATTCATATTCTAAAATAAATAAATCTATTATATCTAAGATGAAGTCTGAAGCTAAAAATTTAGTTCCTGTATCTGATAGTGATGTAAAAAAAATTAAAGGAGAATAAAATGAAAAATAAAATTGGAGTAAAACAATATAGCGTTCAAGACGTTAAAGATGCTAATAAAAGATTTTACGACAAGTTTCCTGGAGCTAAAGAAGATGCTGCGATGTTAAAAAAAGCTATGCAGAATCCAGGTGATGAAGTTGTAAAAGAATATGAAAAAGAACAAGCTGATCATATGCAAATGATGAAAGCTATGAAAATAGAAGTAGAGATATCATAATGGGTAAATACGCTAGACCAACTGACTTTGAAAATACTTCTATAGGTAAATACGCTAGACCAACTGACTTTGAAAATACTTCTAAAGCCAAAGAATATGATGATGATGGTTATGAAGAAGGTAAATCAAAAGAAAGAGAAACATTTTTATCTTTAAGTGAATTACTACAACAAAAACCCGGAGCTTCTGCTGAAGCTTCTAAAGAAGAAATGGATAAAGCTAGTGCAACAATTAGAGATGAACTTAAAGTTAAAAAAGGTAAAAAAAATAAATAATGGCTAAAAAAGATAATCTTGAAGTTGAATTTGAAAATACTTCTAATGCTAAAATCATTGATGATGATGGCTACGAAGAAGGTAAATCAAAAGAAAGAGAATTAGTTGCTGATATTTCTGATAAAGATAAATTATCTGATTATTTAACCAAAGGTGGAAAAATTTATTCTGGTAAAGCTAAAGATTATCCAGGAGTAAAAGAAATTTTAAATCAAAAAAAATCACCAGTGATTCCAATTAATATTGGACCTGGAGGAAAAAAGAAAGGTTAATATGAAAAAAAATAAAAAAAAATTTCCTGATATGTCGGGTGATGGTAAGGTTACTAAAAAAGATATTTTAATTGCACGTGGTGTAATTAAAAAAGGTAAAAAGAAAAAGAAAAAAAAGTAGATGGCTAAACAAAAGTTTGTCCACTATGTACCTAGAGATAAACCACCTAAAAGACCAAGGCGACATAAAAAAAAATTGAATAAAAATGAAAAACGTAGTTATAAAAAATATAACAGACAAGGAAGATGTTAATGGCAAGAACAAGAATTAGACCTAAAAGAAGAAAAGAAAGACCAATTAAAACTTCTGTTAAATCTGGTAATTTTAGACCTACTAAATCAGGAGCTGGTATGACACGTAAAGGTGTTATGGCATATAGACGTGCTAACCCTGGTTCTAAATTACAAACAGCAGTTACAGAAAAAAAACCTACTGGAAAACGTGCAGCTAGACGTAGAAGTTATTGTGCGAGAAGTTTAGGACAATTAAAAAGAAGCTCTGCAAAGACAAGAAATAATCCAAATTCTAGAATAAGACAAGCTCGTAGAAGATGGAGATGCTAATCATTATTTTCTAGCCATAAACAAAACTTTTGTTATATACTACCCATTATGAACTTAAAATGGGATCTTAAAAAAGAAATAGATGAAAGACGTAAGCAGCAATCTGCTACGGCTCAACTTCGTAAAAGAAGTAAAGAAAGTATAGCTCGTCCTAAAGCTACAAGAAATATTACATCTAATGATCCAAGGTTACAAGGAATATAATAATGGCCAAAAGTCCAAAGACAACTGGAGAACATATAGTTGCTCTTTATGGACATGTCACAGGTCTAAAGAAAGATATTAATACAATTAAAAATAATCATTTGGTGCATATGCATCAAGATATTGACAAATTGGGTGGCAAGATAGACAAAATCTATTGGGTATTATTAGCTGGAGTGGGGACTGCAGCATATTTATTATTAGAAAAATTATT